CCTGGCAGTTCCCCGAACACATTTCCGGAGCTTCGGGCAAAAACTCCGAGGTTCAACACAGGCTGCCACTCACCGTTTACGTCTCGGCATGGGGAATGTTTGAGAAACTGCATGTCCTCGAATCGCGAACGTTGGTTACACTCCACGATGTAGCCAATGAGCTCGGCAGCTCTGGCCACCCCGCTGGCGTCAATGGCTGGCGGGTCGGAAGCGGCGATATCCGCGATGGCCATCACTGCCACGTTGTTGATCACGGTGGTCAGCGTTGACCCTGAGTACAGCGTCTCTTCGATTGGTGTCGCCAAGACACGCTCACGAGAGCGATGGTTGGGGTGCCTGATGAGTAGGGGGGCGCGCAACTGTGCCAACAAGGCCTCCACGACTTCCTGATGCGCCGCCGGGGTCAAGATGCGGAGCATGTTAAAGATGCCTGCGGTGTGGCTCTTGTCACAAGAGCTGATGTCCATGTCAATCCACCTAACTCCATCCGGTCCGCGCACGGCAATGGCGGCGTCGTCCGAAAACAAGACGATGGTGAACGGAGCTGGAGGATCGTACAGGAGGTCGAAGGCTTTCTTCAAGTTCGTGTAGGAGGCGGTCGGGCAAAACCAGGCGAATAGGTTCCCCGTGCGTAGGGGTTCCATCGCCATGGCTTCCTTGAGGGTGGAGGCATACCAGGCGCCGGCCAGGGACGCTGCTACCCCGAGATCCACGATTATGCGCGGCACCTTACCTATCTTCGCAAGCTCAATCTTGAACTTCGCCACCACCCTCTCGCGCTCGAGACGGGTTTGGTGGGCGATGCTACCCTTGAGCAGGGCTTCCAGGTGGGCGCGCACGCGTAGTGCACGTTTCGGGTGGGCGTCGGCGTAGTGCCTGAATTCTTCCTCCAAGCGACCATGAAAGTTGGTAAAGTGCGGTGCCAGGATGTGTGCGTACTGAACAAAGCTGTTCAGTGTGAGCCGTAGGTTGATGTTCTGCGACCAATACAGGTGCTCACAATACCCCACACGCTCTGGCTTGCGGCAGTTGAACTGCCGATGCAGGGCCAGAGAGAGTCCTCGTATGGTTTCTCGGTACACCTGTGTCGTGCACGACGTCCCGCCGTATCGCGTATGGTACGGAATGCGAAGGCGGTCGGTCGCGCGTGGGGTGAATCTGAGGAGACCCTGGTCTGCCTCTCGGTTGGTGAGGTCGACCAGTCTCCTTCCGCGGGAGTCAAATGTGTATCGCTTGTTGAACCGGAAGGGGGGACTCAACACACACTCAACTCCG